CAACGGAACCAAGTGGTGGTATCTAAACGGAATGTGCCACCGTGAAGATGGCCCTGCTATTGAGTATGCCAACGGAACCAAATGGTGGTATCTAAACGGAAAGCGCCACCGTGAAGATGGCCCTGCTTGTGAGTATGCCAACGGAGACAAAAGATGGTTCTTAGATGGGCAACAACTGACCGAAGATGAACATTGGCTAGTCACACCAACCAAACCACCCAGCACCCGGTGCGCCCAAACGCTTTCCGGAAAGGTTGTCGAGATTGATGGAAAGAAATACAAACTAACAGAGGTATAAAAAATGACTAAACTAAACCTAAAAGTAAAACAACTTGAGAACTTTTACAACCTCAAACAAAGAGGACAAGGCGACGCCGGTATTGATCTTTACGCAACAGAAGATTGTATTGTCCGACCAGGAGAACAAGCGCTGGTAAAAACAGGCATCTCTGTTTCGTTTTCAGCTGATTACTATCTTCGTATTGCGCCACGCTCTGGTCTTGCCTATAAAAACGGCATTGATGTAATGGCCGGCGTTATTGACTCTTCTTATCGTGGAGAGATTGGAGTTATTTTGAGAAACCATTCTGTTACGACCGAGGAGAACACAGGAGCATTCATCATCAATCGTGGTGATCGTATCGCACAAATGATTCCAGAACACATTTCACAAGAAGACTTTGTGTTTGTGGAAGATCTAGATGATAGCAACCGTGGTGAAGGTGGCTTTGGATCAACAGGGGTGCGAGATGAATGATTATCACGCACAGTTATTTATCCAACAGCGCCGGCACGAAAACAGGCTCATACTTTACGCTTTCACGGGGCTTTTCCTTCTAGCGCTATTTGGCTTGGGTTTGGTCGCATCGGGCAAGGATGCGCAAGCCCGGATCGAGTGCTTAGAACAGGAAGGACAAATCATTCCGGCCGGCAGCGATGTTGCTTGGGTATGCGCCCCGGCCACACAAGCCTCTCAGAACAATCAAAAGGAGATCAATGAATAAACAAACAATGAAAACAATGATGTCAAGTGCTAAAATGGACTGGCAAACACCAAATGAGTTTTATAACAAACTAAACAAGGAGTTTGGCTTTACACTAGACCCGGCAACAAATGGCTCAAATGCTTTATGCACAAACTATTTCACAGAAGCACAAGATGCCTTAGTCCAATCGTGGAAGGGCGAGACTTGTTATGTCAATCCACCTTATGGCCGAGTGCTAAAAGATTGGATTCGCAAGGCCTATGAAGAAAGCAAGGACCCAGGAACTACTGTAGTCATGCTTATCCCGGCACGCCCAGACACAAAGTATTGGGCAGACTATGTTATGCAAGCCAACGAAATCCGCTTTGTGAAAGGTCGTCTAAAGTTTGGTGGTGGTGAAGCAAATGACCCAGCACCATTCCCGTCAGCAGTTGTTGTTTTCAAGGGCGGTCACAATGGGCAGCAAAATCTTTGTGGCCCAGTTGTCTCAATGATGGAAAGAACATGAATTCAAAAGAAGCAGTAGATCACCCCGGCCACTACAATAAAGGCATTGAGACCATTGATTACATTGAGAGTTGGGAAATGGATTTCAATCAAGGAAACGTGATCAAATATGTTTCACGATACTCAATGAAAGGCGGCCTAGAAGATCTCAAGAAAGCCAAATGGTATCTAGAAAGAATGATCGATCAAGAGGAAAGAAATGTATAAACAAACAATCACATTTGGGGATGTTTTGTTGGAACCACAATACTCCGACATTGTATCAAGAAAGCAAATCTCATTAGCAACGCCTTTGGGTTATGAACTAAATCTAGAGATTCCCATTATTGCTTCTCCAATGGACACAGTAAGTGAATGGGAGATGGCTGCAGCAATGTCTAAGCTTGGAGGAATGGCTGTTATTCATAGATACAATACGATCGCTGAACAAGTAGCCGAGGTAGAAGACGCCTTGGATACACCAAACTGTTCTGTTGTTGGAGCAGCAATTGGTGTGAGTGGAGACTTTATTGAGCGAGCCATTGAATGCTATGCGTCAGGAGCAAAAGTTATTTGTATTGATGTTGCTCACGGCGATCATTATCTTGTAAACGAGGCTATTGGTTCCTTGCGAAGAGAGCTTGGAGTGAACGTTCACATTATGGCCGGCAATGTTGCGACGCTTGAAAGTTTCAACCGATTGGCTGATTGGGGTGCTGACTCTATTCGTGTAGGCATTGGTGGAGGAAGCATCTGCTCAACCCGTATCCAAACAGGCCATGGCGTTCCAACCCTTCAGTCTATTATTGACTGCGCTCAAACAGATCGCAGCGCCATTCTTATTGCTGACGGCGGCATCAAAAACTCTGGTGACATTGTAAAAGCTTTGGCTGCTGGCGCTGATGCTGTAATGCTGGGCTCGTTATTGGCCGGGACTGATGAAACACCCAGTGAAACTTTCCGCAATCGTGATGGTCGCTGCTTTAAAGCTTACCGTGGTATGGCATCTGCCGAAGCACAAAAAGCTTGGCGTGGAAAAACTTCGTCCCTAGAAGGTGTATCTACCACTATTCCTTGTAAAGGCTCTGTATACAATGTTGTAGAAGAACTACTTACTGGTGTGAGGTCAGGCTTTTCCTATTCCGGAGCGAGAGACATTGTTGAGCTACAAAGCAAAGCAACATTCATTCGCCAGTCCCACAACGCAGCAGTTGAGTCCAGCACCCACATCTTACATCGATGAGCGAAGATCAAAAGCCAAACATAGTAGAGTATGAGCCAAAGTATAAAAACTTAACTTTCTCTATTGGCGAAAAGCTTCACGCTGATTTTCGTATTAGACTAAAGTATGAAGGCATTGGACAAGGAAAGTTTCTTCGTTGGGTCATTCTCCAGTTCGTAAATCAAACATCACTCTTAGAGCAACTGATTGAAGAATACAAGAAAGACAACGGAAACCTTTCCAAAACCCGTGAAAAAAAGATCCGCAAGGAAAAAGAAAAAACAAAGAAAGTAAGACAAAGTTTCTCTCTTTCAGAAGAAGAGTTAGGATCTATTTTTGACATTATTGAAATAGAGATGCCTGACTTGTGATTTTTATAAATAACGTACTATTTATAAGTGGTAAGGTAAAATGAAAATAACAAAACAGTACCTAACACAAGTAATCAAAGAAGAATTAAAGTTGTTCTTGGAACAAGAAACAGATCCTACTGATGATTTTATTGATTACTGGGAGAAAGAACGTGCTGAGGGGCGTGTTGAGGATGGTGAGCAGCCAGATTATGATGACGTGAAACTCTGGGCGGGAAATCCTGAAATCGCTGGCTCCGTCTGGGAAGAGTTATTAGGGATGCGAAACATTTAGTTTTTTTATTTTTATCATACTATTTACTACAAACACTTATTTTTAATATAACAAAGGAGTTATAACAAATGGCTAAGAAGACACTACTTTCAGAGGGACACATTCGTAAGTTCATGAAGCTTGCGGCTATTGGACCTCTTACCGAAAACTTCCTCTCAGAAGAAGAAGAGCCAATGGAAGAAGCAACCGAACTCACCGAAGCTGAAGAAGTCGAGGAAGAGGAAGAAGTGGAAATGGACGCTCCTGAAGGCGACATGGAAATGGAAATGGACGACGAGGAGATGGAAATGGACGCACCTGCCGACGACGGCGAGGACGCAATCAAAGCCGCTCTTGAGCAACTCATTGACGCCATCAAAGCCGCTCCGGAAACAGACATCGCTGTTGACGCAGCCGATGAGATGGACGAATTGGCCGAGCCAATGGAAGAAATGGCTCACCCAATGGAAGAAACATCATGTGGTGATCGTATGGAAGAAGAGATGTACGAAGAGCTAAACGAAGCCGTTGAGGTTGTCGATACTCAGGCCATCGTAAAGAAAGTCACCCGCAGAGTTGCAGAGCGACTAGTCAAAGAGTCAAAGCAGGACAAACTTGCCGAAGTTCTAGCAGCGAAGATCGCAGCAAAACTTGGCTAAGACCTTGACTTAGAAAAATAAGTGTTTAACTTTAAAAGACCGCAGATTATGCGGTCTTTTTTTATTAGAGGAAAAAATGGATACATGGACTATCATTGGCGTGTTTTTTCTAGGAGTATTCTCTTATCGCTTTCTAGCATCACTCTTAAACTATACACATTCCTATAACTTTCTAACATACTGCCTTGCTTCTTGCTTGACTATGATTAGATCGTTTGGAAAAGATGTGGTAACAGTTAAAGAAAGGCTGATTAAGCAAATGGAAGATCTAGACATCCCGGAAGAAGAAAAAGAAGTCATGAAAAAAAGAATGGAAAAAACTCTCAATGACTGGCAATCTGTTACGTTTGTCCGTGTTGTTGCCGTTATTCCAAAAGAGTTCTCAAAAGTCTTGAAAACTAATGAGATCTGTGATAAGATCAAGGATGCCTTTAGCGAGGTAAACAAATAAAATTTATTCTTCACAAAACGAGGTAAAATGAAGAAGAAGAAGAACAATCTAAACGAAGAGCATGAAGAGGCAGTAGAAGAAGAATCCCATGGCGCAATCCATTTCTCGCTGCCAGCACAACCAGCTGAGAAGGATCTCCGAACCGTAGCCGTTTTTGGAGCAATCAACGAAGAGAAGAGCGCAGATGTTACATCAGGCATTTATTATCTTTGGCAGAACACTCCAGAGCTGTTTACCGAGGAGGAGTTAGCAGAACACGAAGGGTTGATGCAACCCGAACAAGACATTCGTATGATCATCTCAACTTATGGCGGAGAGGTCTTAGAGATGTTTGGCATTATTGACCTTATGAACATGACAAAGTCTAGTGGTGTCGACATTGAGACTATCGGCCTAGGCAAAGTAATGTCTGCCGGCGTAGCTATTCTAGCTGCTGGGACAAAGGGTAAGCGTCTTGTTGCCCGAAACTGTCGTCTTATGCTTCACCAAGCGTCCGCAGGGACAATGGGCTCTGTACACAACATGGAGAACGAGCTGGAAGAAGTAAAGGTCCTACAGGATATGTATGTTCGCTGCGTTGCCGAGAACTCAAACTTATCCATCAAGAAGATCAAGAAAATGTTTTCGTCAAACTCAAATTATTACATCTCAGCAGAACAAGCTGTTGAGTATGGGATCGCTGACGAAGTAATCTAAGGAGTATTATGAAGAATTATCAAAGCAAACAAAACCTATCTAATAGTATCTCAGAAGCAGTTCAGACTTTAGCCGAGAACGTCCAAACAACTTTAGGTCCGAGAGGGCGAAATGTTATTCTTCACAAGAAGGATGCGCCACCCATCATTACGAAAGATGGTGTAACCATTTCAGAGTTTATTGAGTTTGAAGATCCATTCCAAAACTCGGCAGCGCAGATTGTAAAACAGGCTGCTCGTAAAACTGCGCAGAATGCTGGTGATGGAACTACAACAACAACAGTTCTAGCAAACGCAATCTACCAACAAGCACGCCGACACGTTCTTGCTGGAACAGCACCCATTGAGATCAAACGTGGTCTAGACAAAGTGGCCGCAGCGATTGTTGATGAGTTAGAAGAAAACAAACGACCTGTTGAGAACTTGGAAGACGTAAGACACATCGCAACTATCTCTGCTAATAACGATAGTGTGATTGGCGACATTGTTGCAACCGCAATCGATAAGGCTGGAAACGATGGATCAGTCCAAATTGAAGAAGCTCGTTCAGTTGATACAACTGTCGACATCCTAGAAGGCTTCCGTTTTGACTCTGGGTTTGTTTCTCCGGCATTCATTACAAATGAAAGAGCAGGGACTTGTAACTATGAGAATGCCCTGATTTTGGTTGCTGATGAGAAGATCGATACAGTCGAACAAATCTTTCCAGTGCTTGAGTTGGTCGCTAGAGAAGGAAGACCACTAGTTATTGTTGCCGACCAGATTGACGGACAGGCCCTTGCTGCACTTATTATGAACTCGCAGCGAGGCACAATGAAAGTGGTTGCTGTAAAGGCGCCAAGATACGGAGAAGAAAGAAAGAACATTCTTAAGGACCTAGCCGCATCAACAGGCGCAACCTTGGCTTCTGTTGATGCTGGAGTGCTCGTGAAAGATCTAGTTTTGAAAGATCTGGGCCTCTGCAAATCTATTAGCATTGGCCGTGCTCAAACTGTCGTTGTCGGCGGAAAAGGAGATCTAGAAGATGTGCAGGAACGTATTGGCGCCCTTAAAAACGAAATTACGCTATGCGATGACATGGTTCTTTGTGAAAGAATCCAGGAAAGAATTACTCGCCTTGCTTCTGGCGTTGCTGTTATTCGTGTTGGTGCTTCAACAGAAGTAGAGATGACTGAGAAGAAGCATCGCATTGAAGATGCCCTAGAGGCAGTCAGCGCTGCGCAGGCTGAAGGGATCATTGCTGGTGGGGGCTCTACCCTTTATCGTATTGGCCGCCGTCTGGGCAGCCGTGAATCACTTGGTTACGATGACTGGGAAATGGATCATCCGGATCAAAGAACCGCAGTGGCTATTATGAGAGAAGCAACAAAAGCTCCTCTACAGATTATGTGTGATAATGCTGGAGAGTCCTTTGATTTGATCAGTCGGCAGCTCCATCAGGAAGGCCGCTCTTGGGACTTTACAAAGGAAGGAGTTGTTGATGCTTATGAAACAGGTATTCTCGATCCGGTCAAGGTTACAAAAAATGCTGTCTTGAATGCAGTTTCTGTTGCCGGCACACTAATTACTACAGACTATGCTATTGTAGAGGACTAACTGTGCTTCATTCCATCTTTCGAAAACTGTTAACTGAAGACAAGCGTTCCACCGAAACAGGATACAAAAATGAAAACAAGATTGAATCTTACTTTTCACAGTATCTTGTTCAGGACGGAACAGCAAAGAACGATCGAATAAAGTCCGACATTGTGATTGAAGTTCCGGGCCACCAAGACCCAATTGGAATTGAAGTAAAGACAACGCTAGATACAGAGTTCGGTCAATTAACAGTCGGCTATGATACAGAAAGAGAACGATGGGTGATCCACAACTCGAACTTTAACAAAGACAAGAGTAAAGAAAATAAAAAGTATATGGACCGGTTCTTTGTAAAGTATCTTCAACCATACCTAAAAGATCTTAAACCTCCCGCAGGATCAAACAACATCCTAAAGAAAAGAGGAGAGCGAGATCAAATAGTTGTTGGGCTTTACAAGGAACCGGGGCATAAGAAAACACTTGAGGCAATGCAGAATTCTTGGTTTGGGGAGGGCAAAGAGCACAGAATAGAGTTATCCCCAGCCATTCTACAAAAGTATTATAACACCAAGGGAGATGATCTAATCCAGATCAACGGCTTGGGCTTGTATAAATTATCTGACCGCTTTGATATAGCCATTCCCTACTTTGGTGAATTGGTGTTCAGAGCGGATGCAAAGTTTCATATCAAAAACCATGGCGACTCTTTTACTTTCAACATTGCTTTTCGTGCTGATGATTTAGATCAGGACAAAAGCAAAATGTCAAGATTAGATATATCAAAAAAAGAAGACGCAAATAAACTTATTAAAGAAATCTAGGAGATAAAATTGTGCAACAGGAACAGTTTGAAGTTACAGTAACTAAATTAGATGGGAAGATTGATCGACTAACAGACACGATTGAGTCAATTAGATTTGCTCAAACGGATATGTATGAAAAGGTCACTAACATTGAAAAAGCAATCTACAATCCAGATGAAGGGCTTTATGCTCGCCTCAAAGAGCAAGAGTCAGATCTTGAAGACTTAAAAGAGTTTAAAGCAAACATTACAAAGTTTCTTTGGATTATTACTTCGGGTATGACTGGCATCCTTATAAAATTTGGCTTTGATTTATCCGGATAGTGCTTGACAAAAAGAACTGGTGTGTTATAATGAAACCATAGTCAAGCGGCTGTGGTTTTTCACTTGGTGTAAAACAAACTAAAGGAGATAAATAAATGAGAGTGAATTTACAATACTCTGTTGAACTAGAGGACGTTTTTAAAGAACTGGCTTTGCTTCACGTGAGAAAGAACGAAGATGTATTACAACAGATTTATACCAATTCTCAAACGCTTGAAACAAAATTAGGGGAGGAGAGCCTAAAGGGCTCGCTAAAACAAGTAGAAACATTAAGAACCCAGCTGGCGCACTTTGACTCAACTTTGGCTGACATTGGAGCAATGTTAGAAGGTTATGAAATGGTTGTAGCACAGCAGGTATTACAAAAACAAACAGAGGAAACAAATGAGCAACTTAGTGAAACTAACGAGAGTGGAGAAGGTGGGCAAGAACTTCAACCTGAGTGAAGTATACGTCAATCCTGAATCAGTTTCTTACGTAATGGAGAATGTGCTCCTAAAAAGAAACTTGAACGAATCTAAAGAAGCTTGGCCGGATGATGTATCACAAATGCATCGCTTTTCAACAATCCACATTAATGGCCACACTCCCATCAATGTAGTTGGAGATCCAGCACTCGTTGAACAAAAGATCTTTGAGTCAAACAAACAACTACTCAAGGGATAAAATGGTAATAAATATTTGACACCATTATAAAAGTGCATATATTTATACCCAATTAACATCTTAACCAAAATTAAAGGAGAAAAAAATGTTAAGAACAGCATACACAAGGCACGACCGACTACTTGATTCATTATTTGGAAATAACTGGTCAGCCAGACAACCGGCACATATGCGTGCACAATTATCTGCGAATACTGAAAACAATGCTTATCGGATTCAAAGAGAGGAAGGGCAGTGCACAATTGTGGTACCACTCCCAGGCGCAAAGCGAGAGGACATCAATGTTTCTCTTGACGGAAACATCCTAGCTATCTCTTGCAAGTCAGAACTAGGCTTTGGGTTTGAGGACTTCAACACAACTTTTAGAACGACCGAAGGCACTTCTGAAAGCCACATCCAAGCATCCTATGAAAATGGAGTTCTAAGTGTTGTTGTAAAGGATCCAGAAGTTCAGATTACAACAAAACAAATCCCAGTCAGCTAAAAAGGCTGAGTCTAAGAGAAAAGCGGCCAAACGGCCGCTTTTTTGTTGTTTTTGTTCTTGAATGACTATTTATGTTAGATCGTCAAAAAAGGTAAAATAAATGACTGAACAAGATCTCACTTCTCTTGTTGAGGAAGTTTTAGAAGAACGAAAGAAAAAGAGAAAGAAAAGCAAAAAAAAGAAAGAAGACCGCTGCACTCGTATCGCAAAGCGTAAATACGATGTTTGGCCTTCTGCTTATGCTTCCGGTGCTGTTGTAAGATGTCGCAAGGGGAAGATCTGGAAAGGCCTCAAAGAAGAAGAGCTAGCAGAAATTTCCGAAGAAGAGCTTTTAGAGATCTTGGCCGAAGAAGAAGATGAAACGCTTGAAGAAAAGAAAAGAAAACTAACCAAAAAGCCTTCATCAGAAACTTCACTTCGTGATTGGTTTAAAAGAAAAGGAGAACCAGGTAAAGGAGGCGGCTGGGTTGATTGCAACTCGCCAATAAGAAAAGACGGCAAAATAACCGGCTATAAGTCTTGTGGTCGTTCTGGTAAAGACGACAAACGCTCCAAATACCCTGCTTGCCGCCCAACACCTTCTGCTTGCAAGTCAAAAGGCAGGGGAAAGTCTTGGGGAAAGAAATCAGCCAAAGGAATGAAAGAATCAATGAACAACTTGCAAGAACAAATTGAGAATGAAATCTTAGCACTTCTCAGCGAAGCAAAAGAAGAGGAAGTTAAAGACCTTATTGGAATTTCCAACCAAAAGAACCATATAGACTTCTTTAATGAAGATGGTAGTATTAAGACTGAAAAAGAAGAAGAATACAATATAGAAGTTAAAAAATACTTAAAACAGCTAAGTAATATCCCAAAGCAATATCTATCTTGGGTACAGAAAATGTCAAGCGGCGATCCAGAGCCACTTGATGAAATTATTTCAATGCTCAAAGCATACCTTGAGAACAAAAGTAAGTTTCAAGGCACAAAGCTCAAAAACTTAACCCCAGGTGGTATCAGACAAAAAATAGAGGATCTTGGTGAAGACAGCGATCAAAAGTCGTCAGAGAAAATCTCCCAGAATAACGATAAAATTTACGAATCAAACAACTGGGTTGGTGTTTATCCAAAAACAAAAGAAGGATCTATTAACGCTTGCAAAAATCTTTCAGCAGGTGTTCAATGGTGTACTGCTGCCACTAAAACAGAAAACTATTTTGATAGTTATACTGGCGAATACAACATTCATCTTTATTACTTCTTTAGAAAAGGTGGAAACACAAGATCTAATCCAAATGATGCAATTGCAATTGGGTGGGTTAAGAAAGATGGAAAACTACAAATTATCCACAAGAGAAACGCAACAGTTAATGCAACCAATAAGGATCTTTCAGAGTCAGATCTTCAAGAAGTCTTTGGTAGTGAATGGAGTTCTGTTAAAGACGCAATGCTTCAAGATCTTGGAAAAGAAGAAAGAAAAGAAACCGCATTCAATAAAATAGTCTCCAATCTAACACCGGAAACATTAAACGCTCAACTGACAGCAATTAATGATCCTAAAGAACAAATCCAGACTTTACTACATTTACTTAAAAATGAGATCTTTGTTCAAAACAAAGAAAGAACAAATTTTGCAACTTTAAAACTAAGTAAGATGACTTTGGATTTAAATTTATACAACACCGAAATAACCACCCTTCCAGATAACTTAAAAGTTGGTGGAAATTTAAATTTACCCAACACCAAAATAACCACCCTTCCAGATAACTTAAAAGTTGGTGGAAATTTAGATTTACCCTACACCAAAATAACCACCCTTCCAGATAACTTAAAAGTTGGTGGAGATTTAAATTTACCCTACACCGAAATAACCACCCTTCCAAACAACTTCGAAGTTGGTGGAAGTTTAAATTTATACAAAACCAAAATAATCACCCTTCCAGATAACTTAAAAGTTGGTGGAAATTTAGATTTACCCTACACCGAAATAACCACCCTTCCAGATAACTTAAAAGTTGGTGGAGATTTAGATTTATACAAAACCAAAATAACCACCCTTCCAGATAACTTAGAAGTTGGTGGAGAGATAATCGGAAGTGATGGTAAGAAAATAAGAAAAGCATCAAAAAAGGAAAATGGCTCAATGGAAAACATAGAAGAACAAATTTTATTAGAGGTAATGCAACTTCTTGAGTCGACAAACATCTCAGAAGGAATGCAATACCATATAGATAACAAAATACCCTTAACGGAGGTTGTCTATAGACCGCTCTCAGAGGGCTTTATGAGCCTTATGAAAGAAGCCCGCAACCTATACTCCCTTGGCCTGTATGAAGCCCTCACAGAGGAAGAGAAGGACATTCTGGAGAGTGATTTAGGTGACGTTGGTGTATGCGAAGGGCAAGAAGTCCCGCTTGATATACCGATGGTCGAAGAACAAGAGTTAGACGAAGCCGAATACAAAGGCAAAGAAGTGGAATTAGGGAAGCCAAAGAAAGGCGGCTCAAAAAAATACTATGTTTATGTAAGGAATCCAAAAACAGGAAACGTCAAGAAAGTATCATACGGTTCTCCTGATATGAAATCTAACTGGAATGACCCAGAAGCTAGAAAGTCTTTTGCTGCTAGACATAAATGTGCTGAGAAGAAAGACAAAACATCTCCGGGTTGGTGGAGCTGTAGAGCGCATCGGCACTTTGGTAAAAACGTTTCAGGAACATACTGGTAAGAAACAAAAGGAAACTAAAATGAGCAAGCCCTATAAAGATAAGATAATTTCTGAAAACAAGCGCATTCGACTTTTTGAGCATGCCACTATCGATAAAAGCGATCTAGAGTGGCACCGTGATAAAGAAAGTCGCTTGGTTGAGGTTATTGAGGCAAATGGTTGGAAGTTCCAGTTCGACGATGAGCTTCCTGTTGTGCTCAATGAGGGCGATCAACTGTTTATCCCTAAAGAAGAATTTCACCGAACCATCAAAGGTCACGGTGATTTAGTTATTCGCATTACAGAAAACCCTTCACAAAAAGCAATCCAAGAAGCAAAAGGCTCGACAAAAGGATATATTTACGAAGTTATGGTAAGAATGGTTACAGACCGAAACAGAAACAAGTCAGAGATCGTCAATGACCTTCGATCGATCAAAGATGTAACAGTTGTTTCTATTGTTCCAGGGCAGGACTTTAAGCTACAAAAAGGAGTAGCAAGGGAAAAGACCCTAATCAAAATCAAATTCACCCCTGGCGCTTCTCCTGTAAAGAAAATGCAACAAATAAAAGGGGCAGCGTTCGGAAGGTCCTCTGACGGAGGTTGTTCTCATCCAAAGATCCAAGGCTTGATCGAGCTAGACTTTAAAAGAGAAACACTCAAACCAATCCGAACTTACTAAAGGAAAGCAAAATGAAAGACCAACCGACTGTAAGCTTTGACTTTGACTCAACAATCCTAAAAAATGAATGGGATGAAGAAGAAGGAATGGATGTTCCGGTAGGTTTAGACCCAATAACAGCAGACCTTATCAAAAAAGAGCGCAATGCTGGTAATAAGGTTATTATTGTAACTTCACGATACGGTCCAAAACCAGCCTTTGGTCGTGATAATGAAGATTTGTTTGAGATTGCCTACGATCTAAGTATTGAGGACGTTTATTTTACTAACGGCGAAGACAAAGTGAAAACTCTTCTTGACTTGAACGTTATAAGGCACTATGATGATGATCCTCATGAACACAAAGCAATAAAGGACAAGAAAGCAAAAATTGAGTTGCCAACAATGTTCTTGAGGGAAAGCAAAAAAGAGCCGTCTATTAAGATCTTGATAAGGAAACTAGTGTTACAAGAACTAGAAGCCTATCAAAAGAAAATACAGAAAGGTTATGTAAAGAAACGAAATAAGTATCTTACGACTGGGCCACAACCCGCCGGCGCACCTTATAGCAAAAAACCAAAACAAACCCGCTCAAAATCAGCACCGCCGGGATTTGGTGGTAGCTAGCTTGAAACAAAACGCACTCCCCCGGCGTTTTTTCATTTTTATGTGGATAAGGTCCTCGCCTCGATCGTCTAACTTATGAGGCCGTCGAGCAGCCAAATTCACTAATCGCTTCACAGACCCGAATAAACAAACAAAAGGAACTATTTACAGTATGAAGAATCATAAACTTATAATGGAAAACTGGAGAGGGTTTATCAACGAAGGCACAATCGAAGAGTCCTCAAACCAGAGAGGCTTTGAGTACGAGAATGAAGTCATTGCAGCTTTGAATGCGGTAGGCGCTTCGGGAGATATCACATCAGGAGCAGGGGCATCTGCTGCTGCTGCCGATGCGGACATCAAGATAGGAGATCAGATCTACAAAATTGAAGTAAAACTTGATAAAGATGCGCAGATGGGCGGAACATCACTGCGTTATTATCCCGATCGGACAGAGGACGGAAAGTATTTTGATATTGTTTCCAAATCTGTTGAAGAAGATACAATTGACATCATGGAGGAATCTTTAACACCAATCATTCCGGATCTAGATAAGTTTTTAGAGTTTGTCGGCGTTAGCAAGCTCCCGGCAACAATAGAAAAAGATAAGTGGGTTGAAGCAGTGGCTCTTGGTTTGCTTAAGCCTTTGAACGTAAAGATCAAGAGAACAACAAGGTTCATCACCAACCACTATAAGAAAAAAGGAATTGACTATATCCAAATTGGTGGGTCTGGCCTTTTCTACCTCGGTGACAATCCAGCAAACTTGCCAGTTCCAAAACTAGAAGGTGATATCAATATTGAGCTTCGACCTGGAAGATCTGGATCGAAAACAAGAAAAGATGGAACAAGTGTCGTTGGTGCGGGAATTCGTGTACAGGGAAGGTTACAATTTAAAGGATCATCGCCTTATACACTAGACGATCCAGAGAGCGTAAGGAAAATGCTAGCGACCAAAGAGATAGAACAAAATGATCAAGATAACAATCAAGAAAAATAAAGCAGTTCTATCTTGCCCTGAACCAACACAGGACTTAGAACTAAACACAAAAAACAGAAACGCTGCGATCAAGGCAGACTATATCAAGTATGGTCCGCTAAACCTTGAAGATAAAGAATATTGGAAAGGACTTGCTGATCATTGGGACACAACAGAAGAGGTGGCAAAAGAAAGCCTTTGTGGGAACTGTGTTGCATTTGACATCTCACCAAGAATGTTAGAATGTATGCCTGGACCAACCTCAGAGCCTGTTGAAGATAAAGAAGGCCACTTAGGTTATTGTTGGATGCATTCTTTTAAATGCTTCTCACTAAGATCGTGTCGGACTTGGGCTGCTGGTGGTCCAATAACAAAAGACAGCGTTTCTTTTGAGTGGCAAAACAAAAAATAAACAAAACAAAACGCTTGACTTTCGCTCAGAATACAGTATAATAGTATAACACTTGAAACACGGAGAGTTATACTATGAACCCCTTACAAACGGCAGCAGTTGCACATTTTGAGGCAGTGCGAACACGGGCGCTAGCGAATCTACAAGTTTGCTTATCAAGCCCTGTTGGAGTTGCTAGCCATACAGACATTGTTGATGACGTAGTAGATTTTATCAACGATATCGCAAATGCTGAAGCCGGACTAGAAATTCTTTCACGAGTTGTGGAAGATGATCCAATTGGATCAGAAGAAGAATAAACCGATACTAACAAAGGAGAAAAAATGAAAAACATTATGTATCAAACAATCGCTCTTGCTCTTGGAACAATCCTTATTATGGGATGCTCGGAAGAGGAAGAAACACCCCCAACTGATGACACTGGCGCTGCTGATGTTACTAGCGACGCTGAAGGATCAGGAGATGTGCCTGAAACCGACACTGTTGAAGATGCCGTTGAGGACACAGTAACCGATTCAGCGGAAGATGCCGCTGAGGACACAGTAGTCGATACTGATGAAATTGATGTAGAGGATGACTCCGGTTCGTCGTCTGATAGTGATGACGGATCTGATACTGGTGAAACCGATGTAGAGGATGATGATGGATCTGATTCTGATGAGTAATAAAGATGCTGTATTGGGATCGTGAATCCTTTTTACAGTTTGCTTATTCATTGCTGAAGCTTCTTCGGCTGTAGTACAAAACCCCGCTGGTTGAAAGATCAGCGGGGTTTTTTCGTCTTTATGTGGATAAGATCCTCGCCTCGATCGTCTAACTAGCGAACCCCCGATCCTACTCCCCCGACGGCGAAAGATGAAAATTGGCGACTTAGTAGAAATGTGCTCCTTACCACTTGCCTATAAAAATGGACCAAGTAAATACTATGGAATGGGGCTGGTAGATGAAATAATTGATTCAGATCATTGTAGTGTCGATTGGATCATACTACCTTGGACGGAAGTGAGGTACATACCTTATATATCCAAAGCTTTGCTAAGAGAAATAGAATGAATAAACCTGAATGCATAACTTATCCCAACGGAGACAAGCTGTGGTATCTAAACGGAAAGTACCACCGTGAAGATGGCCCGGCTATTGAAAGGGCCAACGGAAACAAACTGTGGTTTCTAAACGGAAAGTGCCACCGTGAAGATGGCCCTGCTGTTGAGTTTGCCAACGGAGACAAGTGGTGGTATCTAAACGGAAAGCGCCACCGTGAAGATGGCCCGGCTATTGAGTCAGCCAGCGGACACAAAGAATGGTATCTAAACGGAAAGTGCCACCGTGAAGATGGCCCGGCTCTTGAGTATGCCAACGGAAACAAGTGGTGGTATCTAAACGACGAAGAAGTCAACCCGGAAACCATTGTGGATCTATGGCTCGCAAAAAACATCTACTGTCTTTACAATGCTGAAACTGATTGTTTGGAGTTTGAGTAAATGAATAAACCTGAATGCATAACTTATCCCAACGGAGACAAGTGGTGGTATCTAAACGGAAAGTACCACCGTGAAGATGGCCCTGCTGTTGAAAGGACCAACGGAGACAAATGGTGGTATCTAAACGGAAAGTTGCACCGTGAAGATGGCCCTGCTGTTGAGAGGGTCAACGGAGACAAATGGTGGTATCTAAACGGAAAGTATCACCGTGAAGATGGCCCTGCTGTTGAGTATGCCAACGGAGGCAAAGAATGGCGGCTAAACGGAAATCTCCACCGTGAAGATGGCCCGGCTCGTGAGTATACCGACGGATCCAAAGAATGGTGGCTGAATGGAAAACCCCACCGTGAAGATGGCCCTGCTTGTGAATGGGCCAACGGAACCAAACTGTGGTATCTAAACGGAAAGCGCCACCGTGAAGATGGCCCTGCTTTTGAGTGTACCAGCGGAGACAAAGAATGGTGGCTAAACGACGAAGAAGTCAACCCGGAAACCATTGTGGATCTATGGCTCGCAAAAAACATCTACTGTCTTTACAATGCTGAAACTGATTGTTTGGAGTTTGAGTAAATGAATAAACCTGAATGCATAACTTATCCCAACGGAGACAAGCTGTGGTATCTAAACGGAAAGCACCACCGTGAAGATGGCCCTGCTGTTGAGTTAGCCAACGGAGGCAAAGAATGGTGGCTAAACGGAAAGCTCCACCGTGAAGATGGCCCTGTTTGTGAGTATGCCAACGGAGACAAGTGGTGGTATCTAAACGACGAAGAAGTCAACCCGGAAGCCATTGTGGATCTATGGCTCGCAAAAAACATCTACTGTCTTTACAATCCTGAAACAGACAGTTTGGAGTTTGAGTAAATGAATAAACCTGAATGTAAAGCTTATTCCAACGGAACCAAAGAATGGCGGCTAAACGGAAAGTTGCACCGTGAAGATGGCCCTGCTGTTGAATGGGCCAACGGAGACAAACTGTGGTATCTAAACGGAGATCTTCACCGTGAAGATGGCCCTGCTTGTGAATGGGCCAACGGAGACAAAGAATGGTGGCTAAACGGAAAGTTGCACCGTGAAGATGGCCCTGTTGTTGAGAGGGCCAACGGAGACAAAGAATGGTGGCTAAACGGAAATCTCCACCGTGAAGATGGCCCTGCTGTTGAGTATGCCAACGGAGGCAAAGAATGGTATCTAAACGGAAATCTCCACCGTGAAGATGGCCCTGCTGTTGAAAGGACCAACGGAAACAAATGGTGGTATCTAAACGGAAAGCGCCACCGTGAAGATGGCCCTGCTTGTGAGTATACCAACGGAGACAAGCTGTGGTATCTAAACGGAAAGCGCCACCGTGAAGATGGCCCTGCTATTGAATGGGCCAACGGAACCAAAGAATGGTATCTAAACGGAAAGTGCCACCGTGAAGATGGCCCTGCTGTTGAATGGGCCAACGGAGACAAATGGTGGTATCTAAACGACGAAGAAGTCAACCCGGAAACCATTGTGGATCTATGGCTCGCAAAAAACATCTACTGTTTTTACAATAAAGAAACTGATTGCTTAGAGTTTGAGTAAAAATGAAACAAATCGCTCCGGTGCGTCACTTTTTTCGATTTTATGTGGATAAGATCCTCCGCTCGATCGTCTAACTAATGAGCGCCCAATCGCCCAACACGCAGCGCATCGAGGGGTTTTCGGCCCCTCTCTTGAAACAAACCCTCCCTTCAACAACAAAGGAAAAAAATGTCGTTATGGAACTGGCACGTAGAATTTGAACTCAAAGAAGATCATCAAAAGATCATTGGAAAATTAACAGATGAACTTTGGAAAGAGTATGATCTGCCGGCTGACGAACGAGAGCATTTCTTGTTTGAAGCGAGGAATGAAACAAAGTATCCTCGTTGGGGTTGGCAGCAAAAAACTTCAAGTCCACAGTTTGAAAAAGACCTCCATTCAGAGTTTGTCGATGCTGTTTATTCAAATTGCTTTGTCACATTTTTGGAATGCTTCTTTGGTAATTTGAATGTATACGCACATAATTCTATCACAATGGAAGATTATTGTGGAGAGGAGTGCTATGAAGCAATCGATCAACTTCAAGAATTCCTTGCCTTAGTTTGTAAGCCAAAAGAAACATTCATTGAGAGTCAATATGTAGAGGATGACTGCTTACCCTTTAGGCACGTTTTGTGTGAAGATGGATCTTGGAACATCGTTTCCCCGACACTTGAATGGCCTGAATAACAAACAACACTATAATCAATTATTTCTTCTTGGAAAAAACAATGAAACTAAAACTTGGAAATCTGGTTACTTTAGAAAACCCTAAGAGTGGGCAGCCATACAAAAACTACTATGGCTTACTCACAAACATCAGAGACATAGAAAATAAGAATTCAAAATCAGAAATCTCAGACACAGATCCAAACTTTATTTTTTGTCAATGCACTATTGATTGGCTTGAGTCTCCTTACGGTCAAAGAACGGAGACTTGTAACGCAACTTATGTAAGGGAGTATAACAATGCTTAGAACTTTTATGTCCGGATTCTCACAACAAGCTGGCAAGATGGTGGCAGAGGTTGTGGTACAAATGGCGATGCAAACTAAAACTGCGCAAACACTAATTTATTCTGTAATGCAACAACCAACCGCAGAGATTGAAGAGAAAACTAGGCCAATGGGATTTGCGCCAAGTGGAAAAGGAGTGGAATAATGTCTATGAAGATCAAAGTGACTATCCCTTCAGTAGAGTTCGTACAAGCTGATTCTGCTATTAGGCGATCTTTGTTCAAGATCCTAGAAGCCGGTGGAACAATTCCAGAAAATCACATGATGGAGGTTTGGAGGGGTCTTAGCGGCCCTGTGCGTTGTGAGTGGGCAGTCAAAATGGCTGGAACAATACAATTGCAGCCTACACATATCCAAGAACTGCAAGAACACCACAAGCGATCAACTAAGCTACAGACATACCTCTTTACCTCTCAAAAAAGCTTATCTGATGAAGAAACTAACAGGATGTTTGCGACTTGGACCGAGGTGGTAAAAAGAGCGTTCAATAAACAGCTGTCTTCAGGCTACCCGCTATACGGATCAGGTTCAGGCAAACTTAGGAGATTCTCTGAGTCTCTCCTAAGAAGCGGCTGTCATTACATTGACCGATTAGACGAACAAACTTTGTATGACCTGAGTTCATTCGTTTCTTCTCACGTCGCAGCGACTGATACAAAGCTCGGGAACCCGTATGCATATGTGGCTTGGTTCATTCAGCGGTATGTTGAGATGCTAAGCCGGGGCACAAGGAATTCCGTCTTGGTGCCTTTGCTGGCTTCTCCAAATCAGAAAATTAGCAAATTAGCTGAAAGCGCTTACAGCAAAGTAGCAATAAATAGCCTTGATAATTCATCTATCTTGAAATAAAGCACCCCGATCGGCCACTTTTTTCGATTTTATGTGGATAAGATCCTCGCCTCGATCGTCTAACTGGTGAGAGACGAATTCCCGCCGATAAAGGCAAAAACAACAACCTAGTAGGAAGAAATGACAGAACGAACATGTAGATATTGTGGTGAAGCCGGACATAATGTTCGCAGTTGTAAAGAGAAAGCTCGCACAACTGATTTGGCTGCACAGATCTTGCCACGTCTGTTGAGAGATCTACCAGCAGCAATCAAGAAAGCCGCTCCGATCCATTCGCTTGATGCATCAATGATTGAATGCGAAGTAACGCCAAAACCTGGTAATATCAAGCTCAGTTGGAACCAGTCTTCTGATCTGCAGAACTTGATTGTTGATAAGATTAACAAGCACTCTGAGTTCCAATTTGTGGATGCCAAGTTGCTAAAAGAACATATGTCGATCAAGATCAAAGAAGGTAGAAACCAAGTGCTGTCTTTCTTTGTAACTAGAGAAGTACCCAATGAGAATCACTATTACTTTAGGCTACAAAAGGCAATTGGGTTTTTGGAACTAGACTTTAGTGGCTTTGTTCAAAGTATGCTAGAGACCAACAGCGACAATCAGTACAAGAAGATTTGGAAGGAAGTTGTAGAGCCGACTATGAAAAACGGCAACTACTCAAACTATGAAGGAAAAGAAGGGGCTCTAGTTATTGCTTTCTTACGTTCTTATATCAGGAACGTTCAAAATTCAGCGATGAATAAAAGAAACAATAGTGGAAGTGAGTTCTTTTCTTCTGTGGCTTCTGCTATCCATTTGGATTCAAGTAACAAGCGTTCAGCATACAAGAGTGTAGAGCACACAAGCTATGAAGGAGAGTGGTATAACGATCAATCTCCGGACATAGAGATCAGTTGGGTGGATGATGAACGGCTTAATAGAAACCTTAGCTTCAAGCTAACACAAGCGCTGACGTCAGAGATTGAAACTTCAGTCAAAGAGTATGTGCAAGAAATGCTCTTCAGTCATGCCAAGGGTGTAACATTGCGAGCCGGCAGTAAGGGATACGGCATTAGTACGATTTCGCACTTGATTGATTTTATGATGCCCAACTACAACAAACTAGATGGAGTCAATAATACAGCCGAAGTAAATTCTCCTTACTTTAGCACTGTGACAGTCGGTGGAAACTTGTTCTATGAAGAAGACACGCCTATGAAGGGTACCACCGACATAATGGAAAAGTGTACTGCTCTCCTTCAGCCACGCAAGACAAGAGATCTTGCTAATGACTTCATAAAAATGGCTCATTCCGGCGGGTACGCACAAACGTTTGAGAAGGGAAAAATGGTCGGCGGATCAACCGGCTCCTCATCAATTGCGAGAGCATTGGATGTGAGACAAAGGAGGTGGAGCGGCGAATCTGAAACTGTTACATATGTTGCCTTCCGCCCTGGTAACAATTGCTCAATCTCTATTAGTGATCTTGTAAACTCCACTTTGGAAATATACGCTTTTGCTGAAATGTCGTCAAAGGAGAATCAATGAAAGAAGGAGATTTAGTAACTATGCCCATGATGCCTATGCGCACAAGGGAGTGTCCCGACAATCTAGGCTTAGTTATTGGGTGGGATGAAGCAGGAGATCCGTGGATAGAATGGATTTACCCAACTGAGTTTTGGATGAGCCCATCTTGTGAATACAAAGAAGACCTGCTAATCGTATCGGAGGCATAGAATTGAGAATTGGTAAAGTGATAAAATACAAGACCCAACAGGTAAAGGTTGTAGGGTTCTTAGACGCAGAGAATGAAATAACTTATAAGTATAAACCCCAACATCGGATCATCGTTCAAGACAAAGAAGGCGTCAAGTGGGTTCATCAAAACAACGAGGAAAGAAAATGAGTTCAGAAAAAATCACAAAAAAGCAAATTTGTCAGGCTTGCTTTAGTTTTATTGATAGTAAAGAAAAGAAGTCGCTTTGCCGACACTGCGAAACAAAGTATAAAAATGAAGCAAAAGTTTGAGTTAGCAGATCTGGTATATTCTATCTATGGGGAGTTCACGAGCGCCAGCATCTCTAACTATGATAGTGACCGCAATATGGGTTTGGTTGTTGATATTATCGAGCCAGTGATTGCCGATCTAGGTGAGGACAAACCGCCACTAGAATGTGTCTATTGTATTGAGTGGCTAACCGGAGTATACTGTGGGAACATTGAGAAGTTTAGTGGTAAATTCCTAATGAAGGTATGAGCTTCAGAGCAAGATGAATAAACCTACATGTAGAACTTCTCCCAACGGAAACAAATACTGGTATCTAAACG